GAGGATTGTTTTCATTTCGTATTGATCTGGTTGAGTATCGGCAAGGAATTTTTGGAGTTGTTTTGACGTGAAAAATATAATTTTATCACTTCCTGAAAAAATAAACTTATTGCCGTCTTGCGATAATTCAGCAAAGTTTGATATCTTGACTAGTTCTCCCTGGTTTATGGAGTATTGCAACATGGCATGGAGTCCTTTGATTTTAAGCTCTTCCGCTGCGTATAGTTGCAATTTGTCAATAGCGACAAAATGCGTGAGCAGAAAATGAAGTATAGAGAATCGCAGGTTGAGAAAGATAATCGGGGCGAGTCTTATTACATGGATGATGATGACTACATAGTTTCAATAGTGTTTAACAACAACGAAGAGAAAAGAGATATCTTGAGTAGGTGTAAGCTTAATCCAAAAGAGCGGTATATTGAGAGCTCTGTATTATTTGATATTTACGAACAGAAGTATAAACTGATAGGGCCTTATCAATAAAAAACGGTTTTTTTTCGGTTATGACTAATCCAAATATAGCAGAAGCAGGCAAGAATACTCAATTTAGTAGCGAGAATCAGCCAGAGAACAAGGGTCGCAAAAAGAACGTGTTTAAGCATTTAAAGGGGCTATATGAGGTATCTGCTGAAGACGTGAGCAGTATTGTGCAATATTTGCTCAGTTTGACGCTTGAAGAGCTGCAGGAGATTATTAAAGACAAGCAAACAAAGACGCTTGTGGTTGTTTATGCCAGTGCGGTTTATAACTCAATCAAGAGTGGAAAGACGGATCAGCTTGAAACGATGCTTAATAGATCGATAGGGAAACCTGCTGATAACGTGAATTTACTGTCGGAGTTACCAGTAACAATAAATGTCAATGGAGTTAGACCTGGACATACCGGAGAAGATACTTCCGGTAATAACGAGCCAGAAGAGATATAACGTATTATACGGTGGTCGCGGAAGTGGGAAATCGTGGAGTGTGGCCGAGCTTTTAATATTAAAGGCATATAGAGAAGAGCGGCTCATTCTTTGTACCCGTGAGATACAAAATACCATCAAGGATTCAGTTCACAAGCTGTTGTCTGATACAATCGATCGGCTTGGCTTGTCGGCGTTCTTTCAAATACAAAGGGATCATATTATAGGTCGCAATGGTTCGCGTTTTATCTTTAAGGGTCTCAGGCATAGTGTAGCGGAGATAAAAAGCACGGAGGGTCTTACTGATTGCTGGGTTGAAGAAGCGCAGTCGGTAAGTAATGAGTCGTGGGACGTGCTTATCCCTACGGTTCGGCAGGAAGGGAGCCAGTTTTATATTACGTTTAATCCCGATGATCCGCACGATCCAACGTTAGAAAGGTTTGTCAATACAAAGCGTGACGATGCTCTGTTAATAAATATCAATTATAATGACAATCCATTTTTTCCAGAAGTACTCAGAAAAGAAATGGAGTATGACAAGAAAAATGATTACGAAAAATATTTATGGGTATGGGAGGGCCAGCCACGGAGTATTTCAGATGCGCAGGTATTTAAGGGCAAGTTTAGAGTTGATAATTTTGAATTGCCAGTTGATGACGAAGGGAATTGTTTAATTGATGAGTTTTATTTTGGAGCTGACTTTGGATTTGCTGTTGATCCTTCGACATTGAATCGCTGTTTCATTTACGGGAGAAAATTATATATAGATTATGAAGCTTATGGCGTTGGGGTAGAATTAGAGGAAATTCCACAGCTTTACAGATCGGTCCCATTATCGAATAAATATAACATAAAAGCCGACAATTCAAGACCCGAAACAATAAGCTTTTTGAGAAGTAAGGGTTGGAATATAAGCGGGCTTAATAAATTAAGTATTGAGGATGGCATAGAGTTTTTACGATCTTTTGATGAAATAGTAATACATGAGAGATGCAAGCATACGGCAGAGGAGTTCAAGCTATATTCATATAAAGTCGATAAAAAAACAGGCGAAATACTTCCGGTTATTGTAGATAAAAATAATCACTGTATAGATGGTATTCGCTACAGCCTTTATCATTTAATAAAGGGTGATTTTAAGTTTGCGTACATAGGAGCAGACGGCGAAATGAGTGATTATCCAAATTCTAATAGTGAAGTACATGAGTATGATTTTGGCGAGTCGCCACTTGACATAAATGATAACGAGCCTGATATGTGGGGTGATGAATGGTAGAAAAAAGATATGGCCAGCAAACAAAAATTAAATGTCCCTATGGGAGTATATATCCCGATCATAGCGAGTTGGTTGAGGTTGTTGTCGTGTCGTATTTTAAAAAAGGCAGGACTGAAATTATATGTCCTTTCAGATATAAAAACTTAGATATGAGCATGGCAATATGCGCATATCAAACAAATAAACAAAGAGGGGATATCCCATGTCGTTTTTAATTCCAAAACAAATTGATATTGAAGTAACGTCAGCGTGTAATTTAAAGTGTTTATATTGCCCTGGACTTGGCACAAAGCCGAGGCATATTGACGTTGATTTATTTAAGTCTATTATTGATCGTGTTGATTTTCCTACTACAATTGTTCCGTGGCTGAACGGGGAACCGCTTTTACACCCTCAGTATTTAGAGTTACTCAAATATACTGATGAACATAATTTAAGATACTATATTACAACCAACGGTACAGTATACAAGCAAGATGTGTTTGATTATATTACAAGAGGGGGTACGAATTGTTATCAAATTATTGTGTCCCTTGATGGACTTCCGGGGTCAAATTCAATACATTTAGCGCGTCCCGGAACGCAGGAAAAAACAGTTTATCGAACAATTGATTATTTAGTACACAACAAGAAGGGCAATATTGATATAGCGGTAAAGATATGTCGCAGGGGCCAGGATTGGGAAGAGATTGAAAAATATATATCGTTCTGGCTTAAATACGGGGTTGATTATGTATGTGTTGGAGATTCACTGATTGAGGATAAAAATAAAGTCGGATTCAGGAAATATCCCTGCCAATATTCAGATAACAATTTCATGGTAATTAAGGTTGACGGCCGGTTGGTGCGCTGTGCGTATAATGTAGAGGCTACAAATAACGAAAAGTATTCATTCGGTGTTGTTGATAAAGAAACACCGTTGCTTGAGTTATATAATCAGCCAGAGTTAAAGGAGTTCAGGGAAAAGCAGCGGAAGGGTATATTCGAGGGGCCTTGTTTAACGTGCGGTTTTCCGTATACGGGGCAAGGGTTTGCAGGCATGATAACATTTAGGGATCAAGACTTGATTCAGGAAGATATTTATTATCACCGAGACTATTACAACCAGTTTTTTTCATTGAAAAAGAAGCTGAAGAAGCCTGAATATTATAGGCAAGGGTACAGTTCGCTAAACGTAAGCTAATTTGGTTTTTTTAACTTTTTTTCAATGAGACATAAAAAAGTTGTTGACAAATACAGTACTTTAGAATATATTGAAATAGTGTAGGACTAATGCCAGAATCTCACAATGATTTGGAACAGTTTAAGCAGAGCAAATACACGGGCAAGGCAATAGTATCTTTTAATTGCGGTGGTATAGTTGACATTAAGCCACTTGACGAATATCCGAAAAGTTCAATAAGCATTATTAGCTATATATTAAAGATAGATAGAAAAGATATAAATTAAACAACCGGATTCTTTTTCATACCTTAATTTTGAAGGAATATAGAAAAGACCGTATCTGTGCAATGCAGGTGCGGTCTTTTTTTATGCAATGAAAAATCAAATACAAATACTTAAAGAACGTAGACATGCGGGTTTAGCCGACAAGAGTGAAATCCATAAACTTATTTATGATTCGTATGTTGGCGGTGATACCTACGCAAAAGGTGGGCATCTCTTGCGCAACATACGAGAGAATGAGCTTGTCTATAAAGAGCGTTGCAAGCGTGCTGTATGCTGGAACTTTACGCAACCTATAGCAGATATGCTGAGTGGTTTTATTTATGCGAACAAGCCGGAGAGGGAAATACCCAAAGACGCTGAGTATTTAATTGATAAAGCCTCCAAGCATAGGTCGTTCGATTCTTTCGTTGAAACGGTTGCGCTTCATAGCTTGCTTTATTCTTGCGGGGTATTGGTTGATAGTCCCCAGTTTGATACAAATATTGTACGAACAAGAGCCGATGAAATAGCGAGTAAACTTAATCCATATTGTGTGCTGTATTATCCGTGGCAGATACGTGATTTTGATTTAGATAATGACGGTGTGTTGAATTGGGTATTGCTTGATAATACGTATGTTGATAGTTCCGACCCGTTCCAGGAGCCTCAGACAGTAAATTTATACAGGCTTTGGACTCGCACATCTTTTTACGATATTGAGTTTGATGAAGACAGCGATGGCGGTGGGATAATATCTGATGAACAGATTCACGGATTGGGTGTTGTCCCATTTACATTTGTATTGTCAAGAGATTTAGACGAGAACAATGTTCCGGAGTCAATATTTGAGGATATCGCATTAACGCAACGCTCTATTTATAACACCATGTCTGTGCTTGATGAGATTATTCAATCAAGCGGGTTTCAGGTTATGATATGGCCGGTCAAAAATGCAAAAGAGATACCGAAGAAGGTGCGGAAAAGCGGAGCAGGTGCATTGACCGTGCTTCCTTATTTTGCTGAGTCGGGTGCTCCGGCCTTTATTGGTACAAACATGAGTGATGTTTCTGCTATACTCCAGACTATTGAAATGTATGTTAAGTCAATTTTACAAAAGGTTGGTTTTGACAAAGAGGCAGAACAGAATTATGTACAGTCAGGAATCGCTAAAAACATAGAGTTCCAGAAAACAGAAGCTTTTTTGCGTCTTTTTGCAACACAAATGGAAGAGGTCGAAAAGTCAATTATATATCACGCGCGGTTATGGCGTGGGAATAGCAAAATAAGCATAGAAGACACCGAAATAACATATTACAGAAAATTTCAGAGTGAAGAGCTCGAAAACGAATTAAAGAGGCTTTGGGAACTGTATACTGTTGATAGTGTCCTTCTCAAAGAAACCGTATTAACCAATATTATTAAGAAAACACTGCCTAACCTTGAAGGAGGCGATGTCAAAAAGATTGTTAAGGAAGTTTTGGACAAGCTTACGGAAAGGCAAAAGGCATTAGATACGAATATTAACGATCTTGCTGATAAAGAGAGGCAAGAACGAAATTTAACGTCAGGAGACGAACAAGATGCACATCAATAGATTTAAGACGCTACCCAATATTTACATGAGCGCAGATGATTCTGGTTCTGATGGTGGTGGTGAAATTCAAGAGCCACAAGTTGAAACAATAGAAATAACCTCGAAGGGTGGGAAAAAAGTACACATACCGAAGGAATTGAATGGTGTAAACCTAAAAGAGATACTTGATTATCAAGCTGCAAGTGCTCGGTATGCAGGTAAGAGTGAGGCACAAAAAGAGCTTGATGATCTTATGAAGCAAATTAAGGAGCAAGAAAATCTAAGCAAAGATTTAGAAAGCAAAGTTCAGCAGTATGAAGATGAAAAATTGAGTGCCGAAGAAAGGGCACAGAAAAAATATGAACGTGAACAAGAAAAAATTCAAAAGCAGATTGAGGAAATAACAGAAGATCGAGAAACGTTCAAAGGGCTTTATAGAAACGAAAGGATAAATAATTCTCTGGACGCTGCCCTTATGAAGGTCAGCAAGGGTGAGATTTATAATTTAGAACAGGCAAGAAAATTATTCCGTGAAGACGGCAAGGCCGATCTGAACGATAACCATGAGGTTGTTCTTAAACTCATGGTTGACGGTATAGAGGAAGAACTCAGTGCCGAAGATGCTGCAACCAAATGGCTTGAAAAGGCCGAGAATGCACATCATTTAAAATCAAATTTACGTCCCGGTGGTGGTAGTAACGGTAAGGGGGGCATTCCTGGTCTTAACACAATGACCATGGCTCAAATTGATAAGATGACTCCCGAAGAGATCAACCAGAACTGGGACGCCGTACAAAAAGTTATTAAACAACAAGGTAAATAGCGAGGTGACATATAATGGCTATAGAGAACTTTAAGCCAACCATATGGTCTGCCAGACTTTTAAATGCTCTTGATAAAGTTCTTGTTTTTGGCGATGTTGTGAACAGGGATTATGAGGGCGAGATTTCTGGTTATGGCGATACGGTAAAAATAAATGAGCTTGGTGAGATTACTGTTTCTAATTACAGCGGGACAGTATCTTATCAGGAACTTGACGATGCGCAAAAAATATTGGAAATAGATCAAGCAAAATATTTTGCTTTTGCTGTTGACGATGTTGATAGTGCTCAATCAAATATTAAGGTCATGGACAAAGCGATGGCGAGGGCTGGTTATTCTGTGCGTGATACAGTTGACCAGTTTATAGCTGCTTTTCATTCAAGTGCTGGTGTAACGGGCAGTCTTGGGACTACCAGCGTTCCTATCTCTATTAACTCTTCAAATATTGTCGAGTATATAGGTCTGGTTGCAAAGGGACTTGACGAGGCAAATGTTCCTTCGGAGGGTCGTTGGCTGGTTGCGCCGCCCTGGTTTCACCACAAGCTGGTTTTAGCGGGTATAGCGAAGGCGACCGACAATGATCAAATTATCCAGAATGGTAGAATAGCCAAATTTGGCGGTTTTGACATTCGTATGTCAAATAATGTCGTGACAGACAGTTCTACATATTCAAAGATTATGGCAGGGACCAACGAGGCCATATCTTATGCTGGACAAATTGCGAAGGTTGAGGCTCTGAGGCGAGAGAGTTCATTTTCTGATGCTGTTAAGGGTCTGTATGTGTACGGTGCAAAGGTTGTACAGCCTGATGCGCTTGCATGTTTAACCGCATATACTACGGCTGAAGCGTAAGGAGGTAATTAGATGGCTATAGTAACAGTAACTCCCGCTTCCTTGAGTCTGAACGCCGCAACTGCATGTGATATTGAAGACATGACAACTGAACATGCGGAGCTTGAGTGTGACGATTTTAGTAAGCTTTTAGTTTATATTGAAAATGAAGACACTGTTGCCATGACTGCAACATTTAAGGCAGGTGACTTCTCTGATAATTGTCTTGGTGATCTTGAAGTTTCAATTGCCGCCAGCACCCACAAGGCGATAGGCCCCTTTGATTCTTCACGGTTTAAAGATGAAGACGGCAAGTTGACAATAGAGACGTCCTCTACTGGTACACTTGATGGGAAAATACAGGCATTTATACTGCCTTAACGATATAGGGGGCCTTTATTGGCCCCCATATATTTCATTATGAAAGAAAAAAAACTTGCAATCTTAGGTACAGCGTATACAAGAGTGAAAGCTCCATTCGATGATCCCGATTGCGAAATATGGGCAGTTGCGCCTTGCCTCATGAAGAAAGACATAAAGAGAATTGATAGGGTATTTGAGTTACATCAAGAGGAGTCTTATATACATGAGAACTTTTATCAAGCACTTAAAGATTATGAGGGACCGATTTATGTGCAGGAAGACAGGGGTGAGTTCAGGCGACCGGTTAGATACCCTATTGAGGGGATTATTGCCAAATACGGACATTACTTCACAAATTCTATCTGTTACTGCATCGCGCTTGCATTGGAAGAGGGATTTAGAGAAATCCATCTTTACGGAATACATTTAACCGCACGGAGTGAATATGCTTTTGAGCGTCCGTGTGTTGAGTATTTTATTGGTATTGCGATGGGCAAGGGTGTTAAGATTTGTATTCCCGAAGAAAGTGATTTATTAAAGAGTGGTCACCTGTATGGCTATGAAGAAATTGACGGCAAGCGTAAAAAAATAATGGCAAGAATGGAAGATTTCGATACTAAGATCAATGAGCTTAAAGAAGTTATTCATGAATACGAGGCAAAAATAAATCAATATGCAGGTGCAAAAGCCGACTGCGATTATTTTCTAAAAATGTTATGAAAGCTATTGAGTACAAAGGACAAGTTCAGATACAAGACCCGATGCAGCTTTTTTACAGGTTTGTTGTTTCAGATGACGATATCGACTTATACAAAAAACTCATGGATGAAGGCGAAGAGGAAAAAGCTATTGATATGTTTATTGATACTTACATGGTAAGCATATCTGAATTATACGGCGGGACCATTAGTTATTATTTGAATGAAGTTCAGAGGGGTGAAATGACGCAAAAAGATAAGAACGGAATAGAAAAAAGCGTTATTTTACTTTCTTCCGCGCTGGCGTTGTCAATGAATAACAATTTTAGAACATTCACAAAAGAAGTTTATGCACCGGTTATTTTTGACGAGCTTCAGATAACGAGCGCAAAAGTTAAAAGAGCTGTATTTGATGCGACTATAGCACAGTTTGAAGAATTAACAGAAGGTGCAATGAATGAGACAAGCCGGTTTATTTTGCGAAACATACGCCAAATGCAGCGGGAAATAGTTATTGAAAATCAGCGCATAGGAACAGTTAAAGAAATTACCGGTAAGTTAAATAAAGAAGTCAATAAGTTCAGGGAACGTGTTAGGCGAGAGATTCCAGGATTTTATGAGGCCATGGAAGAAGGTAAAATATTGAAATCCAAAAAGATAATGCGTAATGGACAAGAAATAGTTTATCATTACAGGCTTGAAAACTATGCAGGCATGGCAACAAGAACAACAATCTTGAATGTTGATAGAACGGCCACGGAGGTACATGCTAAGGTTGAAGAACTTCCTGTTGTTGAATATTATTTAAGAGACAACAGACCGCTAAAAACCGGTAAAGAACGTGAAATTTGTAAATTTATACTTAAACATAAATACATGGGGAAGTCGGTTCTTGCATTGGATGAGGAAACGGCGGGCAAGCTTGGAATCATGTCTTTAACGTATGCGAAAGAAAACGGAGCCATGGGGCCTTATTGCAGGCACTCGATTAAACCGGTGAGCAAAACATATTTGCGTAAAATTCAAAATAATATAGAGGCTGCCTG